TAAGAAATCAAGATTTTCTTCCTCTACGATATCAAAATCATCGCTTCCTAAGATACTTGCCCAATTTTTAGAGTGTTCTTTTTTATATTTGTTAATCTCATTAGGTGAATTTTTAATAAACCCGTGAGCAGTACTTACAATAGTTCCTTTAGCTGTAACTCCTGTTACGTGATTTTTATCACAAGATACTTTTGTTTTTAAAGCAAATTCAATTTCTTTTCCATTTTTAGTTGCTTTTACTTTTTGAGTACCAGGACTAGTTACATTACCAAAAGTAATAATAAATGAGGCATCAAAAAACATACTATCACCCCCTTTATTTCTCAATTTAGGTTGAGCCATTGGCATTAAAGCTGGTTCTACCCAAACTTTATTCACACAAAGCATTGTGTTAGTATATGATTGTGATTCCTTACGAGACATAATAACTCTTTGATTGATAAAGTTAGCAAATTGTTGAGACATTGCACCTGCATTCCACATTGGTGAGTTTGAGTTTTTTTCAATACTCATTCTACATGGAATTGAACCGATTGAATCCCATAAGAATAACAAATCATAAGGTAAATTACCTTTCTTTTGTTCATCTAATAAATCTGCCATAAATGCTGCTACATCTTCGATACATTGTAAAGATTCTCTATCAGCATATAAAAAGAAACCATTATATTCTTTATTTCCTTCTTCATCAACAGTTTCACCTAAATCAAATCCCATTGCTGACCAATGTTCCCAACTATGTTTCATCTCAGTGATGATAATAACTGGTAATACTTGTGTCTTTTGAGCTTCAATAGCAGCTTCAATTAATAAGGTAGTTTTACCTGTATTACTATGACCTCTAACTAAAGTGATATGTCCTTTAGGAATACCAGGCATCTCTAACATTTCTTTTACAGGTTCTGTAAAATTTATCCATGCTTGAGGTTTAAAGTTAGATGAACTTTGTCCTAGATTTTTACCTTTTTTAAACTTATCAAGTGAGAAGGTGCCAGTAATGGCCTTTCCGACTTTGCCGGAAAGGCTTTCTGTTTTTTTAGTAGCCATAATTAGTCTTTGAATAAATCATCAAATTCTTCAGCGGCGAATGTTTCTTTTTTAGGTGCAGCAAATGCTTTGTTAGCAATTGGTTTTTTAGATTCTTCTAAATTAACATTACCTGTTGGTTCAAAATCCATTGCAGGACCACTTAAGAAATCATCACCAGCATGTGGTTCAGGTTTTTGTGTTTCTTCTTCAGCTTCTGCTTCTGGATTTAACCATTCAGCTAAGAATCCTTTAATTTCATCAAATTCATATTTCTTATAGAAACTGATTGGTTCTGGTTGAGTACCTAACCATTTTTCTACTTCATTATTGTCATCAGATAAAGTTGATGTTTTTAATGCTGGTAATACTTTTGATTTGTTGTAAGTTGTACCTGTTGAGTCAGGTCCTACAGTTTCGATTTTCATGTCTCTACCTTCTAAGATATCAGTGAAATCACCTACTTCTTCATCAGCAGCTAATGATAATAATGATTGATAAACTTCCTTACCAAATTCCCATAAACGAACACCTTTATCTTCTTCACCTCTTACAATAACAGGTGCAAAAACTCTCATTTTAGGCTCTAATTTCTTAGCCAATTTCCAGTTTTCAGGTTCTTTTGTTTTACGTAATTCTTTAGCAAATTCAACAACCGGATCTTTTTCACCGAAGTTCAATGGTGAAATAATTGTTCTTTTTCCAATCCCATAGTGGAAGTATAATTCTGTAAATGGGTTTTCTGGATTTTGTTTTGATGGAACGAATCTTACTAATTGTTTTCCAATTGTAGGTTTCCAAAAGCTTAACGCTTTCTCATCTTTTTTGTTTGAATTACTTCCTTTTGGTGCGGATAATTCATTTAACTTGTTTTTAATCAAGTCTACATTCATAACTTTTTTGATTTATTGTTAAAACTAATTTAAGTGCGATAATAAATATAACATCGGTTTCGCAGGAAGCCAAATGTTTTTAAAGAGAAATTATCTTAAAGATCTTAGTGTCTAATTTTCTTAGATCACCTGAGTGGGTAAGTAATATACAGTTTTTATACTCATTCCAATTTATTATGTAAGAAGTATCTAAAGTACCGCCATTTAAAGATTTAATTAAATCATTTAAAGCGTTAATAGTATATAAAGTGTTTGATTCTTTTTTTCTGTGTAATAGAATAGTATTTTCTAAAAGTGAGTTAGACATGTTAACTGAATCTACATTGTAAGTACAAACGTACTCATCAGTTGATTCAATGTATAAAACAAATATTTTATTAAATAAAATTTTGTATTGAGATTGGATAGTTTCCAATGTACTTTCCAATTCACTTTTACTGGAAAACGTGCAGAATAATTTATTCATGTAATCTTTATCTAGACTATATGGGGTTGCCATGTTATATTGTAGATAAATATGTGAAGGAAGTGCTAATTGTGAATCGTTCATTTTTTACTTTAAGTTGTTATAATTTGTTCCGTATTTTGCTTTAACCTTAAACCCAAATGTGGATTCTAGCAATGATTTTATTTCTATTAGAGTCTCTTTCCCATCCTCCCTGCTATAATCTATTAATACGGAATCGTATGTATATAATATAATACTACTTTTCTTATTAGCCAAATATTTTTGTAATTCTAATATAGAGCGAACATTAAAAAAAGTTTCTCCAGATTGTAGTTTATAATTTAACAGCTTTTGAGGCGTTGGATTTTCAATATCAAATAATTTTCTCCCTCCTATTAAATCTAACCTACCCTTAGTTTCATATGTTTCCCAGATTTCATCTGTATATTGAGCTACTTTTTGAAAAAATGGTATATCTTTATATTGTTGAAAAACTCCTCCATACAGCTGTTTAAATGTCAATTCTTTAGATTGTTGATATTGTTCTTCTGTTAAAGTATCTGTTTTAAAATACATTTTTCCTAAAGTCTCATGTACTGAACTTTTATCAAACTCATACTCAATAAGTTTAGCTAATATTCTTGGATGATATGCTTCATAATCAAATTCAAATAACATATCGTTTTGAGGCATAATAGCAGATCTTGCTTCTCCATGTTTTGGTAAAGCAGCAAAATTTATACTATTGAATGAATTTGTTGGTCTTGATGTGAAATTATACAAGTTGTATTGAGTATAAATTATACCATCTTTTATATTAAATTTAGCATTTTTAGGCTTAAAATTCTCGGTAAAAACAGCTAAATCTAACGCTATACCTTGTTTCTCGATACCGTAGAACACCTTAATATAATCATGGTTATAATAGCTGTTATATCTTTTTAAGCTTATAAAACCTACTATTTTTTGATATATTTTTTCTTGAGTCTCGTAATGTTTTGAAATAGGGATTAGAGAATTGACGTTCTTTAAATCACCATACTTTTGATAAAAATGAGTGTGTATATTTGTGTCACAATCTTGTATATACGGAGGGGATTGGGACTCGGACAGTGAAAGCAGATTTATATCTAAAACATGTTCACCTAAAAATTCTTCACCTAATAAATGAGCTGTTTGTTTTTTATCTAAGACATAAATAGCTTTATGTTTTAAAATGAAATTTTTTATTACTTGAATATCTAATGAAAATCCTTCACTATGAGAAATAGGAAATATGATTCCTTTTTGATCTTTTACTTTATAGTAAATTAAGCTTACTTCACTTAATATAGGATGGTAATTATTAGAAAGAGGAATAACATTAATATAACATTCCTCTTGTGGATGTAACCTTTGTAATTGTTCTTTAGTTTCTACTATGTAAAACATGACCTTTATTTTTATATAATGTAATAAGGCTCCCTATGGGAGCCAAATTTATCTTGAAAACTGTTCTAAATTAGTTAAATACTGTTTTATACCTATAAAGTTTTTTTCAGCATTATTTAGTACTCTTTGATTTGTATCTATTATACCCGCTCTTGTTCTAATATTACCTACTCTTTGATCACGTAAGGGACCTGAAATTTGCCAAAATATAGAGATTACTTTCCAAAGTGAGTAATTTAATCCCCCTCTACGATTACTTAAATTATCAAAGGTTGTTTGGTCAATTTCCATTATTTTAAATTGAGTACCATTTCTTTGTCTAGCAAAATATCTTGTAATTTTACCTTTTCTATAATCCTCATCTGTTGGTTTAGGAGTAAAAGGTATTGGATCAATTAAAGATAAAGATAAATTTGAGGGTTTTAATTGGTTATATTCATCAAAAGTTGGGTTTATAAATTCTAAATCAGCTATAATAGGTTTACTTTTAATTAATGAGTTTGAATTTGGGGTATAAGGATTAGCTCCAGTAAAGGATTTACCATCAAAAGTGGTATAATAAGGTCCAGTGTAATCTACCCCATTAGATAAAGTAAATTCACCTGGGTTAGCTTTTTGGTTTTCTATTATTCTGGATTTTGGATAGTATGGCATAATTTTAATTTGTTTGATATTCCCAGTGCCAAGCTTCACTAGCTATACGTTTAAACCCAAATTTAGGAGCATTTTCAGCTACCCATTTATATTCAGGCATACTTTCATTAAGTTGTTTTCCACCATTATTGGCAAAGTCAACTGCTAAACCAAATCCATGATTTGATGATCCCGGTATTGCTGTTAAATTTTTTCCTTTTCTTCGAGTACATCTTCCAGTTCCTATATCATTAGAGCAGTTTGTTCTAAAAACCCTTGCTTGGTCAGCATAAGTTCTGTAAGCACTATTTATTCTAAGTTTTATATTAGCATGAGTAGCAGCGGCTAATAATTTATCTAAAGATAAAGATGCTTCAGTAAATAATCTAACTCTACCCCCATCACTTTTATTAACAGCTGGGAAGTTATATTTAGCTTCATTTAATATAGGTCTTAATTTATCTGGTGGAAGTTCTCCATTTTTGTAAGCTATTCCTTTTATATTTCGAGTAGTACCACCTCTTCCAGAACTATAACTTTCTATTATTTCTTTAAGTGTACTTGGAGATTCTTGACGAGCTTTTCTAGCAGCTATTTCTTCAGCAGATAATGGATCAAATCTTATAAGAAGGGTTTGACCAGTTATTTTAGTAGTCCATTTATTATTATTAAAGTTATGATCTATTGTATGTAAAATAAATGCTATTTTAGATTCATTCTTTTTAGTTAAATACATTTTTGGTAAAATATTAGCTGGTACTTCAAAAGCTGAATTAGGTATAATACCTGATATCCCATCCATTTCTAAACTAAAATCTAATGGTATTACAATAGAAGCATCATATTGCTGTTCATCACCTTCAGATACAGGTATATTATCAGGGTTACTAAAAGTTTCCCTAAATGTATTTAAACATGAATCAAATTTTTCTGATGTGTATATTAATGGCATAATTAATGGATTTAAAATCGAGAATATCTGTTAAGTCTTTCAGTTTCTCTTTCAGCTATTTCATTTGCTTTTTCTTCACTAGGGGCTAAATCACCTGTATTACTAGCTTTATACATTTTTTCAATAAAAGTTCTTAATTCTATATACCTTTCTTCAGCAGATTGAGTATCTTCTTGAGAGGCAGTTATATTTTCATCTGATGTTGAAGTTGATCTAGCTGGTGATAATCTATTAGTTAATCCTTTAGTTAAATGTGAAAAAGATAATGCTTCTTGTCCTACTCCTTCTGGTTGAGCCTGGGCAGCTATGGTTATTTGAGCGGCCATATTAGGCGCTATTTTAGAAGTATAATTAAAATTATAAGCTAAACTTTTTTTACCTAATACTGGTATTATAGTATAAGGTGAGGCTGCTCCAGCTGCAAGAGGTTTTGTGTTTCTTTTATCATCAAATATTCTAACACATCTTGTATCATCATCAGGTACAATTCTAAATTCATTAAATCCTCCACAAGCTTTAGAAATTCCATCTAAAATATCTTTTACAAAATCTACAAACATTACATCTCCTTTGGAATCAGCTTTTTGATATTTAGCTAAAGTAGAAGTTATAAAATTAATGTTAACTAAAGTCCACATAAACTTTCCTCCATAATCTTTAGTAGCTTCATCATAAAAACCATACATAGTTCTTAATTTATCTAACATTGAAGAATCAATATTAAAAGGAAGTTTTTCTGATGCTATCATACAAATTGTAGGATCTAAAGAACAATGACCTGGAAAAGTGTAACATCTATTAGTTTCAGGGTTTACATCTATGTAAATGTAAGGTTTAGATTTAGCATCAGGTTTGTTATCTTCTTTATCAT